ATGTAGTTGTCTCTCATGAATAGGAACCGAATGTCTAGCTCAGGGTGTTGCTTCTTGATTGCTAAGTGCTTACTTCTGTCATCAGGTAGGAACAGCCCTTTGGCTTCGACAATAATTCCATTCGACAATATAAAGTCAGGCTTATAGTAGTGAGTGGTCGTGTATGGTACCCTTAATGTTTCATACTCAAAGGGTACCATAGCTTTTTCAAGGTTAGCTTTTACCTTGCTCTCAAAGCCACTTCTAGTACTCTTGTCGGTACGCTTTTTAAAGCCTCCTAAGCGACTAAAAGTCCAGCCCTTAGCCATTTACTACCACTCTCCTGCTTCTTCATCAAAGTCATTGTCAGGCTTTTGAGCCACTTCAAAACCGAAGCTCTCAGCTGTAGAACCACCACCTGTGTATTCTTTGAGTTCTTCTACAAGCACTGCATTGAGACGTAAGGTAATGCCATAGTTCTTAGAGCTCATGATGTATGGATCTGCTGTTACTTTTACTTTGACTTTGGAACCATTCCCAATCTTTGTGCCTTTAGGTAGTGGCTCACCATATTTGTCGAATACTCGTAAAGTACGCTTGATGAGTTCGCCTGTAACTCGGTCTTTAAACTCGTGCTTTGTCTTAGCTTTGAAGCACTCACCCATTTCTTTGTCCTCTTTGACTGCTAAGTTGATTGGTACTTTACGATTTACTTTTTTGTCTAATTGAGCCTCTGCTTCATTAAAGAGCTCCTCAAGTGCGTTCTTGAAAGCCTCTGTTTTCTCATCGCTCTCAAGTTTTACCATGATTGAGTAACCAATCTCATTGCCCTCGTAGGTCTCAGGGCTGTCAGTGTGAGCCCAGCAAGCTGTACCACTTAACATAAAGTCTTTACCTAATTTTTGTTTTGCCATTTATTATCTCCTTTATGACGTATTAAGGGACACTCCCTCAGGAATGCCCCACCATAATAAAAGACACTCCCTCAGGAGTGCCTTTGGTAACCTATTTTATTTTCCTGTAGAACCGCTTTCAGTTCCTCGTTCAGTATCTTCGATTACTTCACCCTCGATAAAAGTCATTGGTGTTGTTTTCTCAAGCCAGCATTGAGCAATTCTCATGCCTTGCTCTAGCATTACAATGTGTTTACTGTAGTTGCGTACAAAGAGCATTACTTCGCCTCTAAAGTCCTCATCTACAATACCCTCAATGTTTGCTAAGCTGATTGGATAGTCTCGCCCTACACTGGAACGCAACTGGATACGCAATGTGTGCCCTTTAGGAATTACTACTTTAAAGCCTAAAGGAATTTCTGTAGCTTTCGTTTGTACTGTTACTGGCGGTACTGAGACTGTCATTGGAATTGTAATGTCCATACAGCCAGCTCCCTCTGTCTGTGCTTTAGGGACTACTGCTCCCTCTCGTGTTAGTTCGATGAGCACCTGCTCACTATTCAGTGTGATTGCTTCTGTTTCTTGTGTTTTCTTTGGTCGTGCCATCTTACTCCTCTTCCTCTTCTTTCAAATCTTCACCTTTTAGTCCTTTAATGTATGCTTTAAGTTCCTTGACTTTAGCTTCTGCTTTAGCTTGTTGTCTTTCAGCATATTCTCTGTTCCATTTAGCACTGCTTAATTCACTCTTTAGTTTTTCAATTTGTTCCTTTAGTTCTCTGCGTTTAGGTTTCTTTTCGACTGCTTTTGTTTCTTCCATTTTAGTTCTCCTCTGCGATTTTAAAATAGCGTTTCCATATGCAATATGTTTTTACACCTACTCGTGTCTCATGGCTAATATATCGTCTGCCTATATTAGTGATTTTAGTGTGCACAGTCCTTTCTCTTTCAGGTGATACTATACGATCGTTGTCATTGGAATTTACTACTGTTACCTTAGTCCCTACTGGTAGTAGTTCCTTTAGTTCCTCTACAGTGAAGTCCTCAGCGTCATACCACTTGTTAGGCTTTAAGGTTTTCTTTGGTTCTTCTTTTAGCAGTTCAATTCCCCTTTCTCTAACTTGCCATACGTTTTCAGCGTCAATCCCCTCTGTATCTTTATTTGCTGTCCAGCCTAGATAGCCCTCGTCTAAACAAATTAGATAGCTGTCTTTGTATGCGTACTTCTCTGTTGGTGTTCTAATAATTGTTCCTTTATATTCTTCCTCTAACACTCTTACACGATCACCTACTTTGAACTTATGTTTAACTTCAGTATCTTTTAGCAATTCAATCTCATCGTCATCGACATACCATGCGTGCTCACTGTCGACTAAATTTTCTTCTTTAGTTGCTGTCCACCCTTTTTCTTCTTCTTCATCTCCTTTATCTAGCTCGATGATATAATTTTCTTCATCTACTACTCTTAGTCCTAATACAGGTTGTCTAATGATAGTGCCTTTTCGTCCCTTTAAGTACGTTGCTTTTAATCTTACTCGATCTCCAACTTTAAACTTACTGTCTTTGACTATCATAGGTTTATCTTCAGGCTCCTCTACAGGCTCAGGTTCTCCGTACCCATAGATACGCTCAGCGTCCTCTTTAAGAAATTCATCTGTCTCTTTCTTTTCGATGACTTCAATTAGCTTCTCTGCGTAGTGCTTGATTTTCTCTGCGTCCGTTAAGGCTTGCCCTTTGTCTCGTAAAGTATACTTAATGATATTCCCTTTTAGGTATGCGACAAATTCCTCAGTGGTGAAGTTTTTCTCCATGATTTCCCCTGGTTGAATGTTAAGTGTTTCGTAGTGTTTGCTATTTGTATTCATGATGTTATCTCCTATTTATATCTAGTAGTGCTATCGCTATAACCCTCGTCATAGCCTTTACTATAACCCTCTTTATAACCTTTACTATAATCGTTCATTGTTGACGTTCCCTCTTTATAGCCTTTGTCATAAGTATCTTGTAATTGAAGTTCAGCCATATGTATCCCTTTTTCTTTACCATTTGCTATGCAATAGTTGATTATATAATTAGCTTGTTCTTTAATGTTCACTCTTTTATCTCCAGTTCCTAGTTAGATACGTTTGAATTAAGAATAATAATTGTAGTCGTCTGTAGTGCACCTGTTGTGCTCTAAAGTTTTTAGCCATTGTTACTCCTCGATAATTTTAAACCATTCTCTACTTACTACTTCACCTACATCTATCAATGGCGTATCTGCCCTAAACCTTGTTGTAATTTTTTCAACTTTACGTATTTTTGCTTTTGATGGTGGTTCTGTTTCAATGTTGTCATAAGCTACATCTTGCTCTACCATAACAGTTGTTCCTATTGGTAGTAGCTTTTGTAGGTTTTCTAGTGTGAAGTCGTCAGTATGATACCACTTGCCTACCTCTAGTTTTTCTTTAGTCGTTTCTTCTACTAATTTAAGCGTCCCTGTTAGTGTAAATTCCTTAATTGGTTCACCCTCGTCATTTAATAAGAAAACCTTTTTATTCTCTATTTCTCTCTTAAGTCGCTTAATTTCAAAGTAGCGATCCATAGCTAACTTAGCTATTTCTGTGTTGGCTTTTCGTGCTTCTAATAGTTCAATCTCAAGCATTGCCACTTCTGCCTTTAGATTTTTAGTTTCTTCTTCATGTAATCTCTTAATGGCTCTAATAAATTTTTGTGTTTCTGTAATTTGGTTGATCATTATACTATTACCTCGTTTTCTTCTAGTTTCTCAACAATACTTTTAACTATTTTCTTGTTATCTTTTGTTCTTACAAACCTCAATATGAAGTCGTCTGCACTTTTATTCGTGTCTAGTTCTGCAGAAATAACCTGTAGTGTTCTCATGTCAATCTTTACTTTCATAGTGGTCTCCTTTCATTAACTCTGTTGCCACGAAAAAGAGGACTGTTGTGTTCCTCTATCTCGTGGGTACATTAAAATGCTTAGTGAAAAATAAAGGTACTTTTTAGTATGTTTCTTAGGTTTAAATTGCCTTTTGGTGGCTCAGGAATATCCGACAAATCTTCACCAGTCATTTCTTCTACATACTTTTTAAATTGCTCAATAGGTTCGTGCTCTGTATATAACTTATATAACTGTTCACGAATTACTACTTGTAGGTGTCTAGCTTCTCCTAGTGATGTACCGAAGCTATCATGAATTGTCGTATAGTTCTTTAAGCCAGCTTCATTGACTACCATCATCAAGTGAGTACTGTCTAGGCTATGGATAAAGTTAGGAGCTATCCCATTCTTTTGTCCATTGGCGTCCAATGCTTCATCATCTGCTACGTCTTGATAGTAGCCATGCCATCTCACCATATCTCCGAAGCGTGTACGGAAGCTCTTTTGTACTAATTTTAGGTACTGTTGCTGTACTGGTAATCCTAAAGGTGTCCACCAATTCACTGGTAGTCCATGCTTTGTGAGTACTTTAGCTAGTGCTTTGAGATACTTCATGCCCTCTGTAGCACTGACTACAGTGGTACGCACCTCTTGCCACACCAGCTTTGCCATGTATTTTGCACACGGCTTCTCAAATCGTTTAAAATGAGGGTTGCCTTTGGTCGTGTCCTCAAGGATTTGTTCTTGGAAGCCATATTGACCACTGCCATAAGCCAGTGTCATTACGTTACGCTTTACGACTTTGCGTGTTACTCCATGAGCTAACCATGCTTGAGCCATTGAGCGTGTCCCAAAGTGTACTCGTTGTCCACCACCAACTTCTTCCTTTTCGACTTCGTCAAGTGTTCCGCTCATAGCGTCTCTTTCGACAATCTTTAGTACTTTGTCTGCTACTTGTTGATAAATGTCGGCAGGTCTTTCATGGTCGACAAGGTTCACTGCACTTCCGCCTACTTCATCTCGAAGCATTGCTGAGTAGTGCTGTAAGCCTGAGCAAGTGCCATCATAAGCGATGACTATAGGGCAACTATAGCCTTCATATGTCTTGTGCTCCTCGTAATACTCAAGAGACTTGACGTATTCCATAGCCCACGCTAGGAATTGTAGTGGTTCGTCTGCGTCTGTCCACCATAGGTAGTCCAAAGGTGCCTTTGCACTGTCGACAATATTAGAGTGGTGAGCTTTCA